GCCGCCGACTATTACAGCGCGATAGGCGCGACCCCTCTCCACATTCGCCCGGTTAGCTTTGAGCGCGGTGTGAAGGGAGAAGCGCCAGATATAGACTCGCCTGCCGGTGAATTGATCTGCGAGCGCGACAAGCGGGTCGTCAAGCGCTTCGAGCGCGCCTTCCTTGTCCTGCAAGCGCAGGGAAGCGAGACGGCCGCCATCTGCCGGCGCTTGTGCGAAGGGCGAGGGATCGCGCCCGATACATACGAGGCGCGCATGTTAGCGATCCGGGCGCTGGATGCTTTGGCGAGCCATTTTGCGGCCGTTTAGCGCGCGTTCCCGTCGCCTAGCTGGAACGCCGACAAGCGCGATCAACGATCTAGGGCGTGGTCCACCTGTTGCGCTATCAGTTGCGCCGCCGGCAAGGGCGGATCGACCATTCCCGGCCGCCGCTATTCCCGCCAGCTTGCGGCGCGCTTTTCGCCGCAGGCGCCCCCGGCACCCCCCTTTTGCGCGCAGGAATTTTTCTGTCACCCCCACCACCCACACTATGACAATTTTCCAAGTTACGGCGTTTGTAAACACCTTTGACTTTATTACGTAAACCCGTTTCCTCGCCCCGACTGCGCGCAAAATTTTCAAAATATGAATTTCATTATCTTATTGATATGATTGCGCTTTCATTGCGCTGTTACCTGACTGTGTATAAAAACGGCGCATTGTTTGACGCAAAGCAAGGCTTGTCGCAAATATATGTTGACAAATCTTGATTTGACGACGGCTGGAGCGATCCGGCCGTTTTTTTGTTTGTGGGGCGCGAACATGCACACGGCGGCGTTTTTTCATGGCTGATCTGTTTGCGGAGATTGAAAGCGTATTTGCGCCGGAGACGATTGCGAATACGCCTGCGCGTTCTGTAGCGCCGCCGCCTGTAGCCCCTGCCCCGCCTCCTGCTACGCCTTCCACGACGCCTGCGCCTGTTCCTGCTTCGGCGGCGACGACGCCTGTTAAGCCGGCTCCTGCTACGCCTTCTGCAACGGCGAGTCCGACGACGCCTGCGGCTCCAGCGTCAACCCCGAGTGGCTTACGAACGAGGCCCCAGCCATAATCAGGCGGCACGTTGAGTTTCTAAATGACACATCTGTAGGCCAAAAAAATGATAAAGAAGCTGCAGAAGAATATGGGGATGCGGACCTGTGACTAATTCGCCACTAGCTATAATTGAAAAATATACACAGTCGATACCTGTGTCTGTCTATGACATTTTGCGTGAGCTTGGCATCGGGCCGGAACTTCGCGTGCTCAGTGATAACATTTCCGGGTGGATTGAAAGGACATCAACTGGCAGGTATCACGTAGTAATAAATGACACGCACCCAGTTACGCGCAAGCGATTTACCGCCGCCCACGAACTTGGTCATTATATCTACCATCGCGATATTTTAGGGGATGGTGTTGGTGACAACCGCGCCTACAGGTCTGCCGGCACAGATTTGGATAATCCTAAGATTTTGCCGGTGCATGAAAGGCAAGCTAATAGCTTTGCTGCGAACGTGCTTATGCCGCGTGCCCATATCGACAGGTTGCGCATGGAGGGCATAGAAGCGACGTCAGAGCTTGCTGCACGCTTCCTCGTCTCGCCGGACGCAATGCGAATTCGCTTAGGCCGCTGATCTTGCAATTTTCTTGTAGGGGCCGCGCTTCGTTACAATCCGACTGCGGTTATTCCTGATCCGAACAAGCCTTTGACGAAGGGACAGGTTGAAAAAATGTCCGACGCGGAAGCAAAGGCGTGGCTTGTGGGCGGGAAGCGCTGATGGCGAATTTACAGAACCCGCCGCAGCAATCGACGATTGCGTCTACGCCTGCGCCGAGCGCGCCACCCCCGCCCGCCCCGTCTCCTGTGGGGATGACGCAAGGGGATATTACCCGCAGCCAACTGACGGGCGTGAATGTGCCGGCGGAGCGTTTAAGCGGAGCGCCTTACAAGTTTGCGGTTGAAAACGATGTAGCGCGTGAGGGTGACCGCAGGCTGGAGTTTTACAGTCCGAAGGTCAGCGAAGTAGACGCGGTGACAAACCGCGACCAAAAGCCTTTGCAGCCGATTTCAAGACGGGACGACCGGGCGATTGATCGCCTTGTCATGAACCAGCAAGGCACGACCGACCGCGACGTATTGAGCCGACCGGACGATTATCATTTGTCTTCCGTTGGGCATAATTTTGTTTTTGGCGGCGGCGTTAATGGCATGTCGCCAACGGCTGTTGCTGAAAGCCCTACTCCGGGCAGCAAGCCGACCGGCGTGACGCCGAGCGATGGTAGATATTCGCGCGGTTTTGTTAAGACGATTGCCGAAGACAATGGCAAGAAGCCTTACTATGGCGAGCATGGGTTTGAAGGTTCAACGGCCATGCGCGCGAACGGCGGAGCGCTAACTGTTGACGCAATTATAGATTCCACCCCATCGGGCAAAGCGAAGCCTGTCCATGGCAAGGTGGAATATCCGCCTTACACGCCGATGGAGATACGCAACAAGAACGTGTCTCCTGCTAACACGATTGCGCCGTCTTCGCCTGTCAAGCCGGATGCTGTTACGCCGGCTGCGACTCCTGACATGGAGCGCATGAGGGCTCTTGTTCGCCGTCAGGAAACGGGATCGTTTGAAGGCGATTATACGAAGAAGAATATCGGAAACAAGACTTCCGCTTCTGGCGCGTATCAATTTGTAGACAAGACGTGGCGCAATGCTGCGCAAGCCGCTGGCGTAGGGACGGAATACAAACACGCATATCAGGCGCCAAAGGAAGTGCAGGACAAGGTGTTTGACCATTACTTCGGCAAGTTGATGGAAAACACGAAGGGCGATTTTTACAAGGCGATCAACATACATTTCACCGGCAACCCGGAGGGGCGGTTAAGCGCCGCTGGCAAAAAGGCCAATCCAACGGTGAATGCGCAGGGGTATCGCAACTCAATTTCGCGTCATGCGGCTGAATACGACAGGATGAAATCCACGGTGGCGACGCGGTGACGGGTCCATTGACCGGCCCCGGCATGAAGGGCGCGCATTGACCGGGCCGCGCGAAGCCGGCGTTTTGCTCGGCCATGCCCGTTCAAGAGAATTGCGCAACAAATCCACGACCGACCGCGAGACATTGGCGCTTGAGCGAATTGCAGAAGCGCTGGAGAGCATTGAAGTGATGGCGGCTGTTTTGGCCGATGCTGTCGAGGCGTCCGTGTATGAGGACGAAGCAGAGGCGGATTCCTGATGGCGAACATGGCGCAGGCGGGCCAAGTTTCGCGGTCTGGCTCAACTGTAGTGAGCAGCCCCCGTCCGTTATCGCCAACAATTCATGTTCCTGCTTCAACACCGCCCGGCCCACAAGAGCCAGACGTGTTGATGCGAGCAAAATCAGAATATCAGTTTATCAATAATATCAAACCGCTAGTCAAAATTAACCCGCGTGTGGATGCTGGATACGCAGAAATATTTCCATCCGGTGAACCGGGTGCGGGAAAATTTATACGCCCAAAAGAATTTCCGATGGAGCGGCAGGGCGTTGAGATATATCGGCCAGATAAATTTTCACACCATGACCTTGCGGGAGAACTATTGCATGTTGATCCTCGCGCGCACCAAGCGCGCAAAGAACTGATGCCGACATTTACGCCGCGTCAACTCAAAATCATGCAGAGCGAGCCTGATTACGTTCGTAGCATTAAAGAAGGTCAATCAAAAGAGCGCGCCATGCAAAACATGACGGATGCAGTAATGCGCGGTTACACCGTTGGTCAGTGGCCTAAGAAAGCTATCGACGATTTTCAGTTTACCGATAAACAGCGTCAAACCCTTGACGGGCTAAAAAACTATATGCGGACTGGAAAATAATGGCGAACATGGCGCCGCAAACGGCCTATCAGGGCTCAAAAGGCATGAAGCGAATTGCCGGCAAGAAAGCCAAGCGCACGATTGCAGGCAAAAGCAAACGCCCGCGTGTGACGCAAGCGCCTGTCCCCGGAAGCGATCTTACGTCGTGATGTGGGTTGCGGCGCTTTTCGCATGGGCTTTGATTGTTGCGCTAACGCTCATGTTTTTCATGGGCGCGTCAATTACTCATATGCCAAACGATGAAACGTCGCCGCCTTCTGTTGGGCGCGATGACATTGAGGACTAGCCATTGATTGAGGATTTTGTCGGCCGCATGTTCGCCATACGCGATGCGGCGCACCTTGCTCATTGGGCGGCAAGAGGCCGGGGATCGTATGCGGCGCACATGGCGCTTGGCGATTTTTATGACGGCTTGATTGATAAGCTGGATGCTTATGTCGAGGCGTATCAGGGGTATTTTGGATTGATTGGCCCTGTCAAGCCTGTCCTTTATTCCCGCGAAAATATCATGGAGCAGATCAAAGGTCTGGCGGCGTGGATGGAGGCGAACTGCGATGAAATCTGTCGCGAGAAGCCTGCTCTCGAAAATCTGCTGCAAGACATTGAAGCGCTCTTTTCCCAAACCTTCTACAAGTTGAAAAACCTTGAATGACGCAGGCTGATATGGGTGAAGCCCCTATAGGCAAGAAGGCGTTTCGCAAAGCCTATAATCGGGAAATGAAGCGCCAGGCGGAAGTAGAGTTGCATGGCGAAGTATTGCCGCCGCTAAAGCGCCCGCGAAGAAATCAAAACAATAAGATAATTCTGACGGCTGAATTAAAGCAGGAAATCGTCAATCGGATTGCCGAAGGCGAGCCTTTGAAGTCAATCGTCAATGACGACCGAATGCCGACAAGGCAATCTATCTGGCGCGAAGAAAGCCGCGATCCTGAGTTCGCCAAAGAATTAAAAATGGCGCGTCAGATTGCAGCGGATATTTTTGCCGAAGAAATGATGGAGATAGCCGATAACGCGACGGAAGATTATCGGCCCGATGGCTCCATCAATTACGAATTAGTCGCCAGAAGCAAAATGCGAATTGATCAGCGCCGATGGATGGCGGCGCGATTGGACCCCATGCGCTACGGCGACAAGGTGCAAACAGACATTACGTCTGGCGGCGAGAAGTTAGAGGCGAAGGAAATTTCGCCTTTGGAAGCGGCGCGTCAAGTAGCGTTTGCGCTTGAGATAGCAAAGCGCGCTGTAGCGCCCAAAGAGGACTAACCATGGCGACGGTGAATTTTACCCTTATGCCAAGCCCCACATTGACGCTTTCGCGCGTCAAATGGACGCCGCTTACATCATCCGATCTGGATGGCGAGCCGCTTGGCATGTCCGATTTTCAGGACAGAACGGTTCAAGTTCTTGGAACCTTTGGCGGCGCGACTGTCACGATTCAGGGGTCAAACGACGACGGGACGACGTGGGCCACGTTGACCGATCCGCTTGGCAATAATCTGGCTTTTTCGTCTGCTGGCATGAAACAGGTTACGGAACTGCCGCAGTTGATCCGGCCTCTTGTTTCTGGCGCAGGCGGCACGACCAGCTTGAGCGTCTATCTGCATATGAGAGGGCGCGACCAATGACAAAGATGACGCCGCAAGAGACGGTCAACGCTGTAAAGCGGTTTGCCCGTCAGTTGGAAGCTGTTCTTTCGCTGGCTGAATTGGTTGATAACGCCAATAAGATTGACCAGTTACGCGAAGAAGCGCGCGGTCGCCTTAATGATTATGAGGCGAAGATCAAGGAAGCGGCGGAAAAACTTGACGCCGTAAACAAGCGAGTTGAGTCAGTCGCCGCCCGCGAGAATGTTGTAGCCCGCGACATTAATCAAACGGCGCAAAAGCAGGCTGCGCAAATCGTGGCGAGCGCTCAGTTTGATGCGCAGAACATTGTCGCCCAGGCTGAAAAGATGGCGTCTGAAACGCGCCTCAAAGCTGAAACCGATGCGGCGCCATTGGTTAAGCAGGCGAAGGAAGCCAGCGCTGCATGGGCCGACTTGTCCATCAAGCTAGAAGCCGGCAAGAAGGAATTGTCAGACCTTCAAGCCAAAATTGACAACGCTCGCGAGACGATTGCGACGTTAATGAGGGTCTAACGATGTCGAAGTCTAATTCATGGGAAAACGCTCTGCTGCTTCTGTTGTTTAACAACACGAACGCAGCGAATATTGGCGATGCGACTGGCCTTCGCGGCGCTTCGACCGCAGGCAATCTTTATGTCAGTCTGCATACCTCCGATCCCGGCGAGGCGGGCGATCAGACGACGAACGAAACGACTTACACGTCTTATGCGCGTGTAGCCGTTGCGCGTTCCGGTTCTGGCTGGACGGTGACGGATAACAGCGTATCGCCGGCGGCGACGATCAGTTTCCCGGCTTGCACAGGCGGCACGGCGACGATCACCCATTTTGGCATTGGCACCGCCAGCACGTCTACTGGCGTTCTTTTGTATAAAGGCACGGTTACGCCGAATATTTCTGTATCGTCAGGCGTTACGCCTCAACTGACGACCGCCAGCGCCGTCACCGAAGACTAAGGGCGGCTCCGTGG